AAAACTTCATCGATGAACTGGGGCAGAAATTCCATATCAAAGAAATTGCTTTTGACCGTTGGGGTGCAGTGCAGATGTCACAGAATCTGGAGGGGTTGGGATTTACGATGGTACAATTTGGACAAGGATATAAAGACATGTCGCCCCCCAGCAAGGAGTTTTACAAGCTGTTGCTGGAAGGAAACATCCAGCACGGCGGCAACCCGATTCTTCGATGGATGGCTGGAAACGTCGTCACCCGAAGCGACCCTGCCCAGAATATCAAGCCCGACAAGGCAAAATCAACGGAAAAAATTGATGGTATCGTTGCCACGATTATGGCACTCGACCGTGCCATTCGCCACTCGGAAGAGCAGACCTGTGTCTATGATGAACGAGAACTGCTTGTGCTATAAGCACAAATACACGAACAAAACTTTGTGTCGTTTAGCGGCTTGCTATCTCCGCCGTTTAGAGGTAATATAACACTACCAAAAAACAGCAGGAGGAACAACCATGAACGCAAAAACAGAACAGCAAATCCAACGGATGAAACAACAGACCATCGGGGTGGAGATTGAGATGAACCACATCACCCGAGAACGGGCTGCCAGACTTGCCGCTGCCTATTTCGGCACGGACAGATGCGAATATACTGCCAGCCGAAACGGATACAGCACTTGGTCAGCATGGGATGCACAGGGCAGAGAGTGGAAGTTTCAACGGGACAACTCCATCTCCGGCATAGACACGGAAAAGTGCGAACTGGTCACGCCAATTTTAACCTACGCTGACATCGAACAGCTGCAAGAACTGGTATGTCGGCTGCGAAAAGCCGGAGCCATCAGCCACGCAGGCGTAGGAGCGGGGGTACACATTCACATTGGAGCAAGCGGACACACACCGCAGAGCCTGCGAAACCTTGCCAACATCATGGCAAGCCACGAGCGGTTGCTTGCGGATGCCCTGCACCTCGACCAGAACCGGATGCGTCGCTACTGCCGAACTGTCAACCCGAATTTCATCGAACAGCTGAACCGAAAAAAGCCTACCACCATGGCACAGCTTGCGGATATCTGGTACACCACAAACGGGGCGGAATACGGCAGAACACACCACTACAACGACAGCCGCTATCACATGACCAACTACCACGCCCTTTTCACGAAAGGAACGATTGAATTTCGCTTGTTCCAATTCGACAAACCTGCCAACGGCAGAAAAAACGGACTCCATGCCGGACAGCTGAAAAGCTATATTCAGCTTTGCCTCGCCCTTTCCGAACAGGCGAAACAGCTGCGAACTGTCAGCCCGAAACCACAACAAACCGAAAACCCGAAATTTGCGATGCGAACTTGGTTGATTCGGCTGGGGCTGGTCGGCGAGGAATTCGCCACAGCAAGAATGTTTCTGACCCGAAACCTGAACGGCGATGCCGCCTTTCGGTTTGGCAGAACGGCGTGAAAGGGGGTGTTTTCATGAATGGCAAACAGCCAGCACCGACCCGGCGGATTTGTCCACTGTGCCGGAACGCTTACACAGAACCCCCTGCCCTTTCCCGGACAGATTCCAAGACCCCGATTTGTCCCGACTGCGGCAGCCGACAGGCATTGCAAGCGTTGGGCGTTCCAGAAACGGAAATCCAACAGATTCTTCAAGTCATGCACCAGCACAAGAGCCTTTCGGCTCTCGGTGCAGAATGAAAGGTTTGCGAGCGGTTTATCGACCGCTCTCGCATTCCCAGAAAAATTCGTTCCAGTAGGCAGCCTCCTCCATGGCTGCCTCCCGGTCGTCCAACTCCTCGGTTTCGATGTCGATGTCCAGCAGCCGTTTCATGGTCGTTTCGTTTTCGGCGGCATCCTGAGCAGCGTAGGCAGCCGCCTCCGATTCGGTGAAGTGTTCTGCCTCTGATCCGGTCAACTCCAGTTCGTATTCCCAGTTTTCGTCTTCCCATGTGATAACCACTCTTTTTATGCGTTCCATTTTTTTTCATCCTCCGTTTTTTGTTTTTGCTTGGTTTCCCTTGCGGTACTGTTATATTACCTCTTTTCTCAAATAATTGCAAGTCGCTAAATGTACAGAAATACAGGCTTGTGTATCCGGAAACCATTGTGTCATTTACCCAAACCAAAAAGGAGAGCGTTTATGCCGTTTAAAAATCCGTTTCGCAGTCGGGACAAGCCGCAGCCCAAAGACCAATATAACAGCCGCTCCTATTCGTTCCACTTCGGACGCTCCAGCAGTGGGCGGCAGGCGGACGACTGGAAAGCCCTCCAGCTGACAGCAGTCTATGCGTGTATTCGGGTCTTGTCGGAAACCGTTGCCCAGCTGCCCTTGCACGTCTATCAATCCACCAACACCGGAAAAGAGCGAGTACCCAACCATCCGCTCTATTTTTTACTCCATGACCAGCCGAACCCGGAAATGACCAGCTTTGTGTTTCGGGAAACGCTGATGTCCCATCTGCTGATTTATGGCAACGCTTACGCCCAAATCATCCGGAATGGACGGGGCGAAGTCGTAGGGCTGTATCCCCTGCTCCCCGACCGCATGACCGTTGACCGGGATGACAAAAACCGTTTGATTTACCGCTACAGCTGCTATGAAAATGCCAACCCCAACCTGAAGAAACTCGGCGAGCTGGTACTGCCGAGAGAGAACGTGCTACACATCCCCGGACTGGGATTTGATGGGCTGATTGGCTATTCTCCGATTGCCTTGGCGAAAAATTCGCTGGGTCTGTCGCTTGCCTGCGAGGACTTCGGCTCTTCGTTCTTTGCGAACGGAGCAACCCCCTCCGGTGTGC